AAAACCGGTAACATGAATCTATCTTCTGATTTATTCGATGGAGTTATCGATACATTAAACACAGCGAATTTAGTCATAAGAAATAACACCACAGCAACAGATACAATTACTGAACGTGTTCGAATAACACCAGAAGGGTATGTCGGGTTTGGTACTACAGTACCTAAATCAAATGTACACATCTACTCAGGTGTCACAACAGACATAGATGTTCTTAAATTACAAAGCCCGGGAACCAATAACAAAATAGGTGTCAGTTTGAATACAAACGATAACTACGGAGGGTATGTGAGGGGTTTCAGTAACACACAACACTCGGTACACGGGACTGTCTTAGGTGCGGTCAAAAATAGCGTTGAAGCTGATGGTATTCATATAATTGATTCGAGTAATGTTGGGATAGGTACAGTAAATCCAAGTGAGCGTTTCACTGTGTATAACAGTAAGGCTCGACTAGAACACTCTTCTGCGGATGCGATTATGGAGTTCAAAACATCCGGTGGTGTTTCTAATATCTACGGTGATGTGACTGGTAATGTTGTAATTGACCCGGTTCTAAATCTCATAGTGAGAAGCAATGTCGAGGTCTTTGGTGATCTCGAAATTGATGGTAAAATTGATCTTGGTAACCAAGTAGCCATTGGTTTATCTGGTGCGGATGCGAATACATCGATTCACGTCAATGGTGGTATCATCACAAACTCTGATGAAGTTGCATGTAAGCGATATTCTAAACAATTTTCAATCACAACGGGTAATGGTCAAGATGTGCAATTAAACTTTGGGCCCGAAACATTCTACGCTAAGATTATCGCTCAATTGAGAGAGACAACAAGTGGTGCAAGCTCAGTCGACAACGTAAGTAGTATGATACTTGAAGTCCAAGGCGGTACACACGACGGAACAGCCCCGAGTGTTGACATAGCTATTGGTACTAAAAATATGTTCAGTGGTCTTAACCTGTATCCATGGAGTCCCATTGTGGTGACAGGGAAACGCTCAGTACAGATTGTACCAATCATTAAGGATACCAATAGAAACTACGCATATGACATTTTCGTGGAATTAGTTTCGGGTGTTGCTGGATCTCTAAAAACTATTACAAATAAACTCACAGGTTCTGCGACACTTGATAACGGTGGCGGTGGTAATGTAAATAAAGCAACTTTCACATATTAAATTTACTACAAGGGAAAACCCTGCGGTAGATAAAAAGGTAATTATGCCCTGATGGAATCAGAGACGGCTAGAGCAATCACGCCGACAATGAAAGCCATGACGACATAATTGAGTTCAGTTTCTTCGCGACCAATCGTTGGTTTATCTTCCTCGACTTCGAGTTCCACGATTGGCTTTTGTTGTTTGACTGGAGGATTCAGATCCTCCAGTAGGCAGTACGCTATCATTTATATATATTTAGAGATTAATTTCAGTCTTCTTCTTTCGTCTCGTCCTTTTGGGTTTAGAAGAGTTAACATTTACTTGTCTGAGCTCACCCCCAGTTGAATCACCGGAAATGGACATAATATCGGAAACATCATCATCGTCATCCTCCTCACGGATGGTACCCTGTGTTCCCAAGTTAGTGTTCATTGGGGGTGGGGGTGGCATAGAAATTCCACCCATGAGACTGGAAATGTCAAGGCCGGGACCCTTCATCTCATATTCACCTGTGCCACCGACTGGTGCATCAACAGACGGACCATCGGTATTGCGAGTTGTGTTTTGAACAGCACTCATCATACTCTTGATGAGATCGGGGTTCTGCTTCATGACATCGTTCATATTGGGCATCACCGATTTGAACATACTATTGGTAAGGTGGAACATCATAGCAGAGCCACCGAGCATCATTATCAACTTGATTTCTGGGGCGATGTTCACCTTAGATCGGTACTTCACATAGAGTTCCTCAAACACACCATCATAGTCATCCACATTTTCCATTACAGACTCGGACCACCCCTCCAACTGGACCTCGAAGGGGTTGTACCTCTTATTCAAAAACTCGAGACCGGTTACACAGGCGACGAGCATCCTCCGAGAAAAGCGTACAGATTGTTCAACATCTATACTGTATGTGATCCTCTTTACTTCCGAACGAAGTTCATCAACATTTGAATAGGCATTCAGGCGTTTATTCACAGCAAACCCCTTCTTCTCTAAACGCCCAAGTTTATTAATCAAATCTGCCTTCTCTTCATCGATGGAACCGTAGCCCTTTGAAGGCTGATCCTCCTGCTGACCAGAACCCATGTTCATGTCATCATCGAAAAATGTTGGTTCATCCTCACCATAATCAATCTCCTCCTCATCACCTGGAGGGGCGGGAGTATTCTGCTTATTGGGGTTCGCGAAAGCATCCATAGCTTCTTGTTGCATTTGGGGGGCGGGTCTGGACATATGGTTCGTGGGTCGTGGAACACGCTGAGGACGGGGAGCAGAGATTTCAATCTCATCCATCAGGGCCTGTTCATCTGCATCTAGTTTCATCACATTTGTGGATCCCCGATCGATTACAATTTCTTCGTCCATCTACTCTCTATATGGAAACTAAAAAAATACCTTTAACGCAGTTTAGAAAAATATATTGGTCTATTATAAATGTTTAAGCTTAACCAGCAGAACCGCACCGCCCTCATGTCCATCGCCATTTTGTTGGTGATCATTTTTGCCCTGAGTGCCAACAAGAATATCAGCAACTACCAGCCCATGCCTATTATTATCAAGACTGTGAACGAAAAGTCTATGTTTAATCTTGAGAACAAGATTGAATGTGCCCCGGGTCAAGGTAAGAAGGGTAGTGCTTACACCACTGGTCTTACCCCCGGTGGTATCTGTGGTGCCCAGCAGCTGGTCAGTGAACACGCTGGATACGCCATCGAAGATGGAATTGGTGGATCTTTAATCTAAGCTAACTATAAATGGCGACCCCAGATCTCAACTACGAATATCACACTATTACTATTGATTCGATTGATCAAACGAGTGCGAACACTTTTACTTGTTTCCTTCAACAGCCACTGAAAAATGTTGTTCAGGCTAAGTTATTGGGTGCTCGTATCCGGACAACTTCCGCTACAGAACATTGTTACGTCTCTATAGATGAACTCGATTCTAATTTTTCTGACCGAGCTTCCAATGTCCTGAATGGACAAGCTGATATGAGTATTATTAGAGGTTCTTTTGCGAGTATCGTTTCCGATGCTACTACTGTAGTCAGATTTAAAGATGAATACCCAATTTTCACCCAGTATATAGACCCAATTCGTCGTTTAGATCGTTTCACAGTCACTATCCGCAATCAGGATGGTAATACGATCACCCGTGCGACAGCGACAGATAAAAATATTTTAGTCCTCCGATTCATGTGTAGGAAAAGTAACATGTAATTTTCTCTTTATAAAGTAAACGATGTCAGCCGGTATCACTCAACTCATTGCCGTTGGTGCCCAGGATGAATATATCACGGGAAACCCTGAGATATCGTTTTTTAGTTCAGTCTTTAAACGACACTCCAATTTTTCACAATCCATCGAAAAGCAAACGATCCATGGAAGTGTGAAAAGTAATTCTATGTCAAGTGTCCAGTTCGAAAGAACTGGTGATCTTCTCAGCTATGTCTATCTGACGATGGACGATAATACACAAGCTCTCGATTCGGAAAGGTGGGATAACATCATCGAGAAAGTGGAGCTTCTGATAGGGGGGTCTGTTATTGACACCCAAGATTCTGTGTTTACTGAAAACATAGCTGTAGACACATTCGCACAAAACGTATCTAAAAGTGCTCAAGGTACACACCCGGGTGTGAGCGCTAGATCTTATTTTTACCCTTTACGCTTCTTTTTCTGTGAAACGCCTCAATCTGCCCTACCCCTCGTAGCGCTCAATTATCATAATGTAGAGCTCCGCATTTATTGGGGACCCGATGTTAATAACAAAAATATAGAACTATTTGCCAATTACATCTATTTGGATAATGAAGAACGTGGAAACATGGTTTCTCGTAAACATGACCTTCTCATCACACAAGTTCAAAAGAATATTGGTTCTGGGACAACTCTTCAAGAACTCACATTTAACCACCCTGTAAAGTACATAGCGTCGTCTAATACCGCGTCCAATAGCGCTCTCACTTCAGCCACAAACAAGGTGAAACTCAGTATTAATGGTATAGATGTCGCAAATTACCGGTGGGGTAAGCCACATTTCATAGATGTGTCACACTACTACCACACCAACTTTGTGGCGTCCCCCGATTTCTTCTTGTACCCATTCTGTCTCTCAACAAGTTCCCTTCAGCCCACCGGTACACTGAATTTCAGTCGCTTAAGTTCAGCCAAGATAATGAGTGAGTCTCTGAATATCAACGATCCTATATATGCCGTAAACTACAACATATTACGGGTGGAGAATGGAATGGCGGGACTTTTATATGCAAAT